TTCTCCGGTTTCAAACCACGCAGGGTGAGTTACCCGCACACGATTGTTAGGTAACGCTACAATGTTTCCGGTCCACTCGCCCGCGTCTAGTAACTGCATTACATGAGCTTGTTTGTGTTGAGCCGGATCATCTGCAACGTCGGTGTCGGTATAATCAACCGTAAACATATACTTTGCTGGAAAGAATTTTCCGTCTATCTTCGCCATCCAAGGGCAAGGAGTAGCTCTTTCTAAAGTATACACCGCATGTGTATGTGAAGGACAATCCCAAGGTTGAGTCTCGTGTACCGCCATAGGCTTGGGCCACTCTTCGAAAGACTCATCTGCAACCAAGGCCGTTATAGGCATACGAGCCCACATTGCACCACCGTGAACATTAGCATCGCCGTCCTCATCAGCTTCGCAACCCGTAAAGATTACTTGAAAGCTTAAACAACGGTTGGGCATTGTTGTTACGGCAATGACCATAGCGTGAAGGAACTCGCCGTGATAACGCTCATGATTGACCGTATACTCACGACGAACCCAACACTTAAAGTGAGGTATGTTACTTTGCAAAAAAGGCATTTATTTATTTTTTCTTAGCCGCGCCGCCGCGCTTCATTTTAGCCGCGCCGCCTTTAGCAAAGCCTTTTTTCTTCATCATAGCGCCGCCTTTAGCGTAACCTTTTTTCTTCATCATAGCGCCGCCTTTAGCGTAACCTTTTTTCTTCATCATAGCGCCGCCAGCGCGTTTCTTCATAACACCACCCGCGGCTTTCTTTGCAACAACTGGTTTTTTCTTTGTGGCTCCACCTTTAGCGTAACCTTTTTTCATCATTTTCTTCATGATACAGATCCTTTTGTTTTTTTACGTTTACGTCCTAATACTATTCCACAACCCCTAGCCACCACTGTTCCGGAAGGAGTCTTGCCCCGAAAAGGTCTTTTTGCTTGTGTCGCAGAAGGATCTCCACCTCTGGACATGTTTTTAACAGTAGCAGCTTTTGTGTTTTTTACAACTTGTTGTCCTTTAGAGCCTGCTCGCTTCTTTTTTGTAGCCGTAGCTTTGCGCTGGGCTTTAGTAAGAGACCGAGCTTTACTCTCAGGTAAGCATCGGTCTGGGTTTTTCTTGTCTTTAGAAGTGCCGCAAGGTCCCTTAATAGACCCGTCAGAGCCTATTCTGACCCAGTTTTGGTCGCGCCATTTCTTTAGCTCGCCCATTTAACTTTTCTTTCTAGGGGAACGCAGCATTGTTTTTAGAGTTTTTGCTTGCCCAGCATGAAGCTTTGAAGCTTTTTTCAAACCCGTTACAACCTTCTTAACTTTTCGTTTGTTACCTTTACTTAACATTATCCCTTTTTCCTTTTACTTTTCTTAGCGTAGTTTGGGTCTTTACAATACTTGGACGCGGCCATGTTTGCATACGCCGAAGGATATGTATCAAATGTTCTCTTTGCCCAAGCTTTTCCAGAAGGACAGATTTTACTGCCCTTAGACTTTTTTGAAGACTCTCCGCCGTTTTTAAAATAACTCAAGCCTCTAGGCATAGCGACTTTTTTGCGAGGAGAAGTAGTGATTTGTTTGTTCATTTGACCACGGCTTATTGTCATATTAACACTTCCATCTTTTACGAGCTTGGCGCAAACGACTGTTTGGATCTTTTGCAGCCTTTGGAAACTTTTTCATCTGGCCCAAAGAACGGGCGCAATAAGACTTGCGTCGCTTGGCATCTTTACTTCCGGCCTTAACCTTACCCGTAACAGCGGTCTTTAACTTTGATCCGGGGTTCTTTTTTCGGTGCGCCTCCACACCTTTCTTAGTCATTCCCGCCCCAGATTTAGTGGGACGGTAATTAGTCTTGTTGCGCTTGATTGGTTTATCGCCCACAGGCAACTCCTACGCGAAGAAGAAGTTCATCATGTCTACCGTTCCAATGGTAAACGTTACATAGAAACCATCTTTAAATAGAACGCCTTCGTCAGGAATATGATAATGCTGTGTTGTATTGTCTGTTCCAAGAGTACGCGCTTTAAAAAACGAAGTTCCAGATACACCGCTGTTAAGAAAATCTAACTCTCCAGCCGTGCCGCCAGAAACAATTGAATAACCTTTAAAACGAGTTCGACCCGCAAAGACAACATCAGCAGCGTTTCCGTTAATACCCGCAGTTACATTTCCGGCAGGATCACCAACGGCGGTTATGCTTATAATAGTTTTAAAAAAACCAGCGCTAGTTGCGGTTCCATCGTCGGCCCCTGTAAGGCTTTCAGTAAGAGAAGCGCCGTTTACATCAGTCCCTACTATGGTAAACGAAATACCGTCATCGTCGCCTGCGGACAAGATTGTTACCTGTCTGCCTGAAGCGTTTGTAACGCTACCGCCAGAAGCCAATGCCCCGTTAATTGTTAATGCGGCGTTGTTACCAACAGCGGCTATCGTTGAAACACCGTTTGGGTCTGCCGCCTGTTCGTCTCGGATAAATCGGACTTGTACGTCAGAGTTTGCCATATTAATCTCCTATAATAAAGGGTGGGGCGTTAACCCCACCAAATTAATAATTACGCAATCTGAACGTACTCAATGATAAATGTGAACGATCCTGCTGTTGTCGCATTAACTGTATTAGTGATGTTGCAGAAGATAGTTCTTTCGGCGTCTGTATACTGAACAGAGGCTGGCGCTGTCGTGCCATCTTGCGTCTGAAGAACTAATGCAGTCACCGTTACGTTGTGTACAACAACGGTTGTACCAGCATCCAAGATTTCGTCTGCCTGAGTCGCAACAATTTGTGAGCCAGAAGACGATGTACCAACTTCGTAACCAATATCACCTTCCCCAATAACTGGAGCAACGTCACAAAAAATCTTAATGTTAGTGATGATTGTATCGGCGGGCTGTGTGAACTCACCAATCGTGGGGCTGTCGCCTGCGGTTGTGTTTACTGTAACTCCAGATGCAAAGCCAACGTGCTTTACGAATTTGTTTGTTACAATGCCTGTTGAAGCCGTGTTCGCTACAGTTGTAAAAGCACCAGTTGTTTCATTTTTAGAAACAACCTGAAAGCCGCCTTCTGAACGCACTGGTCCGCTAAATGTAGAATTACCCATGAGAATCTCCTGTCAGGGTTAAGTCAGTCGCCCAATGCGACTGTCAGGGATGCCCAAACAGTACAATAGATTTTTACAAAAAGAAAGAGGGCAGTTAAACCGCCCTCTTTCAAACAAGAACATTTGTTCGTGTTATGCGCCGGGTGAACCGAATACAGCGCGTGGGTCACTAAAGCCGAAGCTATAGCGTTCACGAGCTTTAAAACGCATGTTGCCTGTGTCGAAATCAGCTTCCATGTTTGTGCGCATAGGTGAGCGCTCAAAATGTTTGAAGCCGTTAGGAGCATCAGTTTTAAGGAAGAACGCATCGGGATCAGTCAAGAAGTGATTGACTGTATATCCTTCTGGGAGCATTCCCATGTTCTTTATCGCGTTTAGATCATTGTCTGAAGTGCCAACACGCAATGTTGATTCCAACAAACGATCCGCAATAAATTGCAGTTGTGGTGGAATAATCATCTTAGTGCCACGAAGAGCAATGATCATGTTACGCTCATCCACAAAGGTTGAGATGTCAATAAGAGCATTTTCCAACGAAGTTTCGTTGAGGTCTGCTGCTGTTGACGGCTCATTGCGGAAAGTACCACCACCCGCAAGTGGGTGAGCAGTAGAGCAAAGTTCTACGCCATCGCCACCAGTAAAGCTAGAGTTGAACGCATTGTTCAATACTGCGGCAGCTTTTACTTGCTTTGTGTGGGCCATAGAACGGGCCAGTGCTTTAGTGTAACGCGCTCCAAGACGATCATAGAGATTGTCTTCGATTGCTTCTTCAGTAAGTGCGAATGCAAGCGCTACAGTCTCGTGTGAGTAACGAGCAGTGTAGGCTTCATTTGCGTTATCAAAAGAAACGCCTGCACCTTCGGATTTTGTGGGAGCATTCCCAAATCCGACGAGCATAACTTCTTCTTCAAAAGCACGATCTGAAGTTTCTGTGTCAAAGATTTCAGCATGTTCGCCTTCGTAACGATCATACTCCATACCGAACAGGGCGTTGAGGCCCGGCTCTAGTTCTTTAACTAGTTGTGAACGTGAAATAGCCATGATTCAATCTCCCTATGCTAACCCAGCGCCTTTGACGCCGAATATATGGTTTTGAATGACTACTTTTACATTCGTATTTGCTGTTGCCACATCACTGTTCTCAGGGTCTTCAGAAATATCAATAGCCTTGAGGGAAAGCGTAGTTGCAGTTCCTCCATCAGTTACTTTTAGTTCAGCGCCTGAAATACCAGTAGTTGTACTACCAGCAGTTGTGTAAACAACGTCGAAATTACCAAACAAGTCAGCAACTGGAAATGCTGCATCTGCTTGCACTTCAAAAATAACCATTGGGTCATCAATAATGAAGGCAATAAGATCAGAAGCATTAGTGCTTGCAGGGTAAGAATTAGAGAACCTTTGTTCTCCTGTTGTGGGGTCAGTAAATTGACACCCGTTAAATACGCCAACAATAGGTACAGTCCCGCCATCGGCGTGAATTTCCACTGTTCCACCAGTTACTTGCATAACCATGTCACCTTGGAAAATAGCTGTTCCGTAGTTTGCGGCGATTCTGTATCGGTTTTGCCCACCAGTATAGGGAGTTCCCCCTACACGTCCAATGGGGCGTAAGCCGAAGGCAGCGTCTTGATTCGCCATCTTTACTCTCCTTCAGAGTTTCCGCGTCCTTTTTGTCCAAAAGAAACGGATGATTTACGTTGTGCAGCAGACTTTGGCATGGCTGGGTTGTTTTCACGCATCCAGTCACGATCTACTGCGTCCATTTGATTCTGTGCTACACCTTGATAGTGTGCATTCCGCTGCTCGGCCAATTCAACAGGGATGCGAGCGAGAACAAGTCCACCAACACCAATGGTGCCAGCGTTGCGTCCCTCGTCTACTATTGGTCCAACATAATCGGGATATTCCTCAGCGCGAACGAGGTCCCAGCCTTCTTGCCGTTTTTTATGTACGTTAGTCTTATCATCGTATTCCATTACGGATTCACGAATCCAACGGTGCTTAAAACCGATTGGTGGTTCCGGGGCTTCTAAAGCAGAACCCGGACGCCATTGTTGTGGGCGCTGTGCGCTCTCCCGCGTACCTGAGTCGCGTGATGTCCTGTCTGCCATTTTATTCACTCCGCCTATTATCTATTTTAGCTACTTCTCGCGCATACTTATCGAGTGGTATTCTCATTTTCTTCGCAAACGCAACTTGACCCGGCGATAATTCTACCGATTTCTTCCGCCCTGATTTTACTGACCGTCCGTTTCCAGACGCGGGAGCAACAGTCTGAGCGTTGGACCGTTTCTCCTTAAACTTTTGAGGCATTTCCTTACGCATACGCGAGTCGATTTCTTTATAGTAATCGTCTGACGTAGGATCGTAGTCCTCTTCCAAAACTAGAGTTTCGTGAATAGCTTGAGCAGTTCGCGTCATAATGCGATCATTTCCAAACCAGCTATTCTTATCTAACCAACCATCTAGTTTTTTATCACGAGCGGGAGCCGCTTGTTGCTGCTGAGGCTGCTGAGGAGCCTGAGCTTGCTGTTCTTGTTGCGCTTTCTGCTGTTGGCCTTGACGTTCAATCTGACTCTTTTGAGAGCGAACTTTGTCTTTGGCTACAGCAATCTGAGCAAGAGCTTGTTGAGCTTTGGCCGCACGATCATAATCGCCAGCTTCACTTGCTTCTGCGTAAGCACGAGTTGCTTGGGCTTCTTGAGCCTTCAAGCGACCTTCGGCTTCTGAGTTGTACCCTGCACTAACTTGTTGCAGGCGAGTCTTCATAGACTCATTTTCTTTTTGAATTTTGTCAGCGTACTGATACGCAGCTTGAGCTTCCTCGGATGCTTGCTTACGTTTCGCTGTCAGTTGATTAATCCTGCGCTGAACGGATTCGCTATAATTTTCTAGCTCATCGTCCCCAGATGATTTACTACGAACATTTGTTCGGCTTTCATCACCGTCGTCGTCAGAAGAATTAGTATCATCTACTTGATCCTCTTCAACTTCAACGGAAGTACCGTTTTCAAATTCGTCGTCATCACGAATATCTTCAGACATAGCCATTTTCCTTGCTCTCCATTAACTTATACATACGAAATGTCTTTAGGGTCAAGGATTGTCGAGATAATATTATCGTCATTTATAATACGAACCTCAAGTCCTTCCACTTTGAACCTATTTCCACTATATCTTCCTATAAGAACCCAATCTTTCTCATTACACCAAGGACCACTTGGGAACTTCTGGGCATCGCTGTATGCGTCTGGACCTAGCTTAACAACATAGGCCGCAACTGTGGCGAAAGATTCACGCTCACGAACTGAATCAGGAACGATAATTCCGCCCTTTGTTTTCTCGCTAGGATAATAAGGAATGATGAGGACGCGGTAGCCTGTAGGCTGTGGCAGTCTCTCTAAAGATGATTGCTTTATTTCTGAAGGATCATCTGCGTTTTTGTTCTTGGCACCTTTACCAAAGGCATTTTCTAATGGTTTGGGAATCTCTGAAGATTCTCCTGTGACATTTCCCGCTGCTCTTGCAACGTGTTCTGGCACAAATAACTTTTTAGTCATCCGCGTACTCTATACCTTTCATCGCGACTTTGAGTTCTTCCTCAACGTAGGCCATGCCGCGTATTTCGCCCACTATATACCGATACTCCTCAAAGGTTTGTATCGAACCGTCCGCAAGCCTGTCTTTTAGACGGGCATCGCGCTCACGAATGCTCTTATATAGATATTCTGCTAAGTGTAGTGCATCCATACCGCATATAGTATGAGATTATGCGGGAGATACAAGTAGAAATACCAAGAAATCAGAAAATACCTTGGAATCTCTGGGGCCTTGCAATACTGCTGAACCTACTTAGATTTTTTGACTTTTGTTTTTTTATTTTTGGCAGGATTTGCAACTGGCTTTTTAGTCCACGCTTCGTTTTCTGATGTGGCTGGGTCATCTGCAATAAAGTGTCCGTTTTCATCCCGCGCTCTCACTTCTACAACAACTTCTACTTGAACAACAGGTTCTGCTATGACAGT